CCCCTAGGGGGGCTGTGGGGATCCCGCCCACGAAAGTGAGGGTGTGGAGGGTATAGGTTGACTGACCAGAACATCAGGAGGTAGACTATCCGCATGGACACTGAAAAAGGCCTCCAAACGCTCAGTCCGGTCAGTCATCGGCGCACTGAGGCAGGTCAACGCCACCGAGGGGTCTCTTATGCTCTTACACGGGACGGGGCGGCGTTTGCTACCCTGCTGCGGGACATGCAGCGTCATGCTGGCCTCAGTACACGGTCAGTTGCCCGTCGATTGGGCATTGAACCGAACTCCATCAACCAATATCTCTACAAAAAGCGGGGACGTGGGGGCACCAGCACCTTGAAATGGTTTCTCCGCTTCGCAGAAGTCTGTGGCTGCCAGGTCCATCTGACCTTTCCGTCCCCCGATGCCGTGCGCCAGCTCGAGCGGACGCCACCACAGGCCCCACAGCTGCAAACCATGGGAGGACCCCCCGCATGCGACCGCTAACCCCCACTGAAGCTGAGCAATTTGCCCTGATGCTCCTCTCAGGAGCCCCAGTCAGTGATGCCGTGCGCTATTTTTTAGATCCCTTGGCCCCAGAAGACCTCCTGGTTGAGGCGGCAGAGATGTGGCCCACCCAACCAGATGTGTTGGAAGCCCTGCAACGCTACACGGGCGGGGAAGCCTGGCATCGCATGACCGACGAGCAACGCCTGGAAGTTGCCATCAAGAAGCACTACAACGAAATGGCCTACTTCCTCTGGACGGTGAATTATGTGGAAGCGGTTGGAGCTGATAAAGTCAAGGCGGATACCTGCCGTGTAGCCCTGGAAACGAAATTAGCGGGGATGGCAGGACAGGAGTCGCCCCTCGCACGCTTTTATCACGATATGTTGGCTAAGTATGACCACCAAGGTGCCGTCAGCTAAATGGGTGCGTTGTCCCGAATGTGAAGACTGGTGGTGTCGGATTCATCGGCAGCATGTCTTTGCCTGTCCGTGTCCCCCGATTGAGGACTGGACGACTGATCCTTATGGCGTGCAGGCTACAGGGCCTGCCTCCTAATGGCACACACCTCTGTCCCTCCGCCGCTCCGCGATCGGCTCATCACCGAATTTCGCCGCTTTCTCTGCGAGCAGATTGACTTTATTCCCTTTGAGCATCAGGCCGATTGGTGGGTCACGACCGACGGCTACACCCTGACTGAACAGGTGGCCGCCCCCAAAACGACCGATCCCCGTATCACCCTCAGACTCCCGCCGGGTACGGTCGAAACGCGGTGCCTCGCGCCTCGTCCTGCCGGACGAGCGAAAGTCGTTGCTGAGCTTGGGGCGTATAAATCCGGCAAGTCCGCCGGGGCTGGCTTGTGGGCAGCCTCCTTTGCAGCCGTCCCCAATGCCCTGGTCTATCTGGTGGGCAATGAATACGATATGTGCGCCCCCGAGTTTGATTACATTCTGGAGTCTTTGTGTTCAGAACGAGGCCTCAATCAAAAACCCACGTCCCTCCAGAATCGTCCCAAGGACGGACGGTTGTGGCTGGAACTTGAAAACGGCGCTCGCTTCGAAGCCCGCTCCTGGGAACGCTCCGAGTCCCTCAAGGGGAAAGAGGTCGACGCCTATATCTACTGTGAAGCCTATCAACTGCCAGGCATTGAGTGTTTCACGTCCATTGCCCAGAATCTCCGGGTGCGTGAAGGCTATGCGGTGTTTCCGACCACCCCAGACAAACCGTGGGTAGGTATCTTTCATGACAATGGGCACGGCCATCGAGATTTTCCCCAGTGGGTCTGTAAGTGTGGGGTGCCAGCTATGGTAAATCCCTACAGTTTTGATCAACAAGCGATGGACCGGGATAAGCACCTCCTGACCCGTGAAAAGTTCTCGATTGCATATCTGGGCAAGCTCGGTGAATTTGTGGGGCGCGTCTATAACTACCAACGGGGAGACCGCTTGATTACCCCCCGCGAGCATCCCAAGCTCTGGCGCATTCCTGAGAAAGCCCCTACACGCGATAACTTTGTGCTGCCCTCGGATTGGCGCGTTGAGATCGGGGCTGATACGGGCACGTATTGTGCGGCGGTAGTATTGGGGGTTACACCAGAAGGCACGGCATATGTGTTAGATGAACTCACCAACTATAGCTATGTGGCAGGCACCCCTGAATTGGAACCCGCTACATCACTGGTAACATGGGCACAGGCGTTCTGCCGGATGGCGATACTCTGGAAAGCCCGTGCGATGGCCTGGGTGGATGCCAACAGTCAGTTCAAACAGGAATTTCTGCATCATGGCGTGCGCCTCCTGGCCAATCATCGGGGACGGGAAGTCCGCACCGAAGCGGCCCGGCAATACTTCCAGCATGAGCAAATTTGGTTAGCTCCCTGGCTGGAGGTGCTGCCCTATGAACTGGAGAGTGCGGTCTGGCCTGACCAGACCACAGCCTCGGGGAAATATGAACGCCTCAAGACGAATGATCATGCCCTGGATTGTATTGAGCATGTGCTCTCCCGCCATCCGCGTGGACCGCGTAAGCCCAAGCCGCCAGTCTTTATTCCGCCCGTGGGATCGGTGCAATGGATGGGATCACCAATCCGCAAGCGGGCAGCGCGTGCCCCTAGTGATTCCCATCTAGGACGTGAATAATGAATCGACATGAACTTGAGGAGCGGCTGCGGACGGTTGAGCGTAAACTGCGGTTTGTCATGCATTCACTGGCGATGACACGCACCGACAACACATCAGGGCAGACGGAATCACAGACATTTGATACCCTGTTCAATGAGGCGATAGATCGTGGTATGGATCCAACAGAAGTGGCTGACATGGCTCGGGCGTCCATCGCGCAAGGTCAACGAAGAAGCGTGGCTCCTAAAGCTAGCCCACCTGGAAGCGGAACTCGCACAGCTACGTACCCGGATGGATTTGGTGGAGATGACACCCCCGCCAGCACAAGCGACCGTGACGTTCACGGAAGAGGGGCGTCTGGCTGATTTACCTGATGCGCATTTGGGAGCGCAATAAATGGCCGATAAAGCGGAACGACTTGCGGATTACACCACAGACTATGACCGCTTACGGGCACAGAAAGCCCGCAATGTGGGCTCGGTGGAACTGCGGATTCTGACCAACCTCGCATTTGTGTCGGGGGAGCATTGGGTCGGGGCCCAAAATCGGGTGCTGTTTACGCGCCGTCGAGACCCCAACAAACTCCACCTGGTCTTCAATATTGCGGCCCAGATGCTGGGCAAGATCATGGGGCGGTTAAGTAGCATTGCTCCTGTCTTTCGGGCACGGGCTGATAAGCAGGATCCCAGTTCGATTGCCAATGCAGCCGTCGTGGATAAGCTCATCAAGGCGCTGGATGAGAAACTCGATCAGCCCTCCCGGACCTGGGAAATTTTGTGGTGGGCAGCGGTTGGGGGTGTGGCGTTTGAGTATGTGCCCTGGGTGAAGGATGCCACTATGGAACCCATGCCCCAGTTCGATGAAGCCACTGGGGAATTATTGTGGACCCATGTGGCTAGTGGAGAGCAGATACCTGAAAGTCTGCGGCAACAGGCGTTGGCACAGGGCGCTCCCAAGGAACAGTTTGAAGTCGTGGAAGAAATGGTCCTGACTGGGGATGTCGGGAGTGAAGTCCTGAGCCCCTTACAGGTTTTTCTGGATGCGTCCGTGCGTTCAATTGATGACCTGGCTCCAGACCAAGCCGTCTACATCGCCAAGATTCGGACCCTGGGATGGATCGAGGCCAACTACGATCTGGACAAGACCACGATTCAGAATATCAAGGATGCGCGAGAGGTACGGATTCTCTCAACGGACCTCAAACAATTTGGAGATCCGACGGGGGCGGTACACTTGCAGGACCTGATTCCCAGGATTCAAGGCACACGCACGGACAATGATCCAGATCTGGCCGTGGTGGTGGAACGCTACCAACCGATATCCAAAAAGCATCCACGCGGACAGTACACGGCCTTTATTCCAGGGGAGCAGATCTTGCTGGATGAGGATAATCCGTATGGGTTTATTCCCCTGGTGGATTTCCACTGGGGTCCAACCGTGGCCTCATTCTGGAGCAACGATTACGTTTCTGATCTCATCGCCCCTCAACGCTTTCTCAATAAACGGCTTTCACAATTGGGCGAGCAGGCCAATGCGTCGATCTATGCGAATGAACTCCTGGGACCTGCCCTCAAACGGGAAGACATTGCGGCAGATTACCCGGCCCCGATCGAAAATGGCTTGAATGAGCAGGGGGCCAAGATGGTGCAGCGTCGAGATCCGCCTGATCTCCCCTCATGGTTCATGCAATCTATCGACTTAACCCTGAAACTGCTGCGGGAAGTAGCCGGTGGGGTGGATTTGTTCCAGGAGTCAAAATTCCCTGGGCAGATGCGGGGTCCCATGGCGGTCCCTATGTTGCAGGAACTGCTCGATACCCAGTGGGGGAATCTGTATCGCCATCTGGGAGAGCGCATGGGGAAAGTCAAGGAAATGCGCGTAAATCGGGTGAAAGAGTTTTATCCCCCCTTTCGCACGTTGCATTACACCGACAATTCCATGAAGGATGAAGTCTTTATCTTCCAGACCTCAGAAATCCTGCGGGCGGGCACGGATTACTCCATTACAGTGGAGCGTGGCAGTCTGGTGCCAGAGATGCGGGCGCTGCGGGAGGCCCGAATCAGGGAACACCTCCAATCCCCCCTGAGTGTGCTCTATATCGACGAACGTACGGGACGGGTAGATAAGGAAAAGATTGCGGCTGACCTGTCTATGGGAGATGCGGGACGGGAAGACGCAGAAGCCAAATATCGCAAGCTCACGATGCATTTGATTGAGCGGATGTGGCAGGGTCAGCCCCTCCCGCCCCAAATTCCCATGCCCTTCTGGAATCTGCGGGTGGTCATGGATGAACTAGAATCTGAAATGGCGACGATGGAATTTCTGGGAGCCAGTCCTGAGATTCAGGAAGGCTTTGTGACCTTCTGGAATAAATGTCGTGAACTCCTCATGGAAGCGTCCGAACGACGACAGGCGGGTGCAGACAATCAGCAGATTCAGGGGGCTGTGGCCCAGGCAGCTCAGCAAGCGGCGGCGAAAGCAGCTGCGGAAGCTATTGACATGGCGTTGGAGCAAGTCAAGGCCAGCCAACAAGTGGCTCCCCAAGCCCCAGAGGCGCTGGCACAAGCCATGGCTGCCCAACAGGGTCCTCAAGGCCCTCCACGGAGTTGACAAGCAGGACCACTCGCTTTCATACTGCTGCCAGAGCAAAGTCTATTGAACAGGGGAGACGAATACGCCTAGTCAGACTCATCGGCAGATGAACACCTGCTAAGCACTCGTATGCCCACTCACTGGAGGATGCATGGCTGAAGATACCGAACTAGTAGAATCCACAGAAGCCTCCCCAGAGGTTTCTCCAGACAGTGTAGACAGCACTGGGTCCCACGAGGGAGCCTGGCCGAAGGATGTACAGGCCGAGTTCACGAAAAAATCCCAGACATTGGCAGAGGAGCGGCGTGCTTTTGAGGGACAACGCCAGCAATGGCAGCAACAGCAGCAGTATATGCAG